CCCATTATAGATTTAGCTTTATCCGACCTGGCCCATATACCACGAAAATGTTTATATTCCGGATACCATTCTTCTTTTGTAAATAATTTTATTTCAAAAATATCATTATCTACATCAAATATGTTATCTTGTTTATCACATTCTCCGTAATTATATGGACCTTTAGGAGCAACTTTTCGTATTTCTTCTTTACGCCATTCTGGATAACTGGTAGTAGCCAACCAATCTTCAATATCAAATTTTTCTTCAGGAGCTATTGGTGTCATATTACTTCTTACCCATCTTGCTACAAATTCACGAAATTCTTTTCGTAATTCTGGATCATATGGAGGAGGTGAATATGCCATTCTCTTAGCTATTCCTATAAGTGATGATTTAGGATTGGTTGTATCAGGTCTCGGTGGAATGGCTTGTAATGGATTTACATAACAAGCAGCCATAGGAGGTCTAAAGTCTTTATCATAAGTATGAAAGGATTTATGAAGTGCATAACCTGTTGAATCAGGTGCCGTGGGAATTTTAAGATCTACTTCATTAGATCTATAACCATACAAGAAGAAGCCTTTATTCATCTTCTTGAATTTGCGAGCAAATCGCAAAGGCCTTAAAGTTCCCGGGTTCTCATTAGGCCCAATGAGCTCCCTGTCCAAAAAAGTTGAGCATCAATAGTTCTTGAATTTTCATAGCGTCTAGTTAAAATAATATAACTAGCCATTCTATAAGAATCATTATTGATATCATAATTAAGATGATCTGAACGAAAATTATTAATATGAGGTCCAAGGTTTGTGGAACTAGAAATTCTCTCTATTAATGCTTCAGTAGAAACATTAGCACAAGTATTTCGAGTAGTAAACATTTGACAAACCAATTCCAATTCACATTTATTTATAACTGTTTTCACTTCATGAATATACCTATCTACAATAACAAAATTTCCATCTTCATAATATCCGAATGGAAAAGTTTTTGTATAAGTATCTTCAAAAGTAGCTATATGTGAATCTTCAGTTTTCTCAAAAGTCTTTTGTCCTTGAACTCTTTTATCAATATTTTTATCGTTCTTCCTAACTTCAATATCAGTAATCAAAACATGCCTTGTATAATAAGGTTGAACTGCAAATAACAATCGAGGCCAATAATAAAAATCAGTAGTTTTATACTTACTTAAAAGTAAATAAAAGAAATATGTAATTAACAATCTTCCAATTTCACTTAACATAAAATTAGAAATGAATAATCCTAATATTCCATTTAAAAACCTAAATAACATAAACATCAAAATTGGTCTAGTATATATACCCCAAGCCCATTGAGTCCAATCGCTCCCATAAGTGTAAAATTCAGAATGAGCTCCTTTGATATTCATTCTAAGAATGGCCATCAAGACAATCTCACCTATACACTTCTTAAAGAAGTTAAAAGTATTAAATCGGGCTATACATATATTAAGTAATATACAGACAAAAAATATAAAATTGGGTAGATAACGAATGAAATGATCAGAAGCAACAGGAACAAAAGAAAATTTTGGAAATATTCCATAATATCTATTTCTTCTCCAGGCATAATCTGGAGCATATTCACCATTAATAACATAATCAAATTCATATTCCTTACCTATCCATTCATCGAAATTAGTTGAAGTAATGGGATCTTTCTTTTCCTCTTTTACTTCAATTTTGGTTTCCTCAACAGGAACACCAATATCGATGACATCAATCCTATGATCAACATCACCTTCGTAGCTGACTTTATCAGCAAATATTTTGTCTGGAGAATTGACATATCTTCCCCAAACATTCCTTTCCTGTGCAGTTTCTTTAATCCAATTCGCAAATTGTGAAATGCGATTGTAAGCTTCCTGTTTACAGGTCTGTGTTTTCTGATGAGTCTTATCAACAGGTAAATGACCACCATGATTATTAAGACATTCCTCTTTCCTGATATCATCTATATTACCATTAAGAGAATGCATAATTTTGTTCCACTGTTCTGATAAATATCCACCAAAACCACCTATTATTTCCACAGTGTCTCCACTTGAAATTCTAGACCATTCATGTAAATATCTACCTCGAACACACATATCAAAATTATATACATGATTATTCATCAAGTATCTTGCCAATCTTCCGGCCAATACACTATCCATTAATAATTTCACTTCATGTGAATAATTTTTACCTACGAAGTATAAGATAATGTGTTTATCTTCATAGTCATCATAAAAATGAATAAAATCATCACCATATACCTCCAATTTAGGAGTATAAGGTGAGAAAACCGATCCCAGGTTCAGTTTATCCTGGACACCTTCTAGAGTAAAACTAGATCGGTCATTACAATTATTTAAAGCATTATAAGTCATATTTGTGGTATGATATTCGGTGCACGTGATTGTAATTAAGTTGTGAGTATTTAATACGGACTTACCGAAGGATTACCCAATCCTGATAGAAATCATAACTTCTGACTAATGCTTTTAGGGTTAGACATTATTAAGGAATGACTTTAGTTGCTTATCTCTTGTAATTCGTTATCGTATAAAGTTCGCGCCATGTAAAACGGAGTAAATCTAAGTACCCCAACACTCTGCAATTCCGGTAGGTAAGAAATAAAATTACAACTAAAGGAGCATGTACTCCAAAATAATGACATCGCCAAGAATATACATTAATTTTCGTTTATAATTAATCACCACTTTTTATTAATAAAAATATCATTGATCAGATGATAATGTTATACATTATGAAACTTTCATAGTATAAATTAATATACTAAATCCAATCATATATACAGCTTGTTCTAAGTTCACTAGCGATATCTGAAGAAGAAATTTATCCATGTCCTTTGGACAAAATGGAGATTTCTTCTAATCAATATCTTAATGAATTAATGCAGAATATTTCTATTCCTTAGAATTAAATCACATTATATATGTTAGTAATTTCATAAATTTAACCCGCTAATTATTAACTTGTTATTTATGTGGTAAGATGAAAAACTGTTTTAATTTTGGTCATACTATACTAAAATGGACACTTATTGTGTATCTACATTCGATATGACTTAAAACCTCGTAAAATTTTCATCTAAAATGAAATAAGT